CAACACCATGATCAGGCCTCTTAAATAGTGAGACGCCCCAAACCCCTCCCCAAAACTCATTATTACTTCCACATTGAAAATTATACCCTCCATAAGGTTTATTATTTTCAACCACGTCTATTGCAATTGTTCCTAACACATCTAAGTCAGGGTAATGCTTAATGTGTTGTGCAAGCGATTGCACGAATGTTGGGTATAGTAAATCGTCTCCGTCAATTTGAGATACAAAGTCTGCATCACTGTTTAAGAATAAATTGTGGCATGAGTTTTTCCCTCTCCCGGGCTTGCCATTACTATCTGTGCGTATTACTTTAAATGAAAAGTTTTCATCGAGTACTGATTGGTAGTATTCATCACTTAATGTATTTACTACAATTATAGTTTCAACTTCGAGATAGTTATCGGGGTATTGGTTTTCAGCTGACTTTACTAGTCTTTTAAGGGATGGTAAGTTATGATGAGTTAGTAGTGTTAATAATAATTTCATTAAAATATTTTTCCTTTTGTTGTTTTATTTGTTATAAATGACATATCATTAGAATCGTCATCATCTCCTTTAAAAAAGCTAGCTTTAAATGCAGAATTATCATCACCGTCATGTTTAGTTCCTTCAACTATTTTTTTCATTGTAGAAATATTAGGCAATGATAATTCATTTATGTTTATTTGAGATTCTACTGATTTAAACATTTCATCTAATATACCTTCTGGGATAGTATAAGAACTAAGAACCATTAAATTAACATTAGATTTAAGATTAGTAATAATTTGCTCCCTGCTCATATGTTTAGCTTTCATATGCCTAATAAGTATATTAGCTAGATCAGTAATATAACCATCCTCATATAGATACATATGAGATAATGAACCATGTTTTTCTTTAAATTCATGAATTATTGCACCAGCCTTAGCCTCACTGATACCATATCTCCTAGGATTACCATTTTTAGGAGTAGATATATGCCAATATGCTGGAGGAACATTATCACCAGAGTCACCGGTCAAAACCTTTCGGAAACGGAAATCCTCTGGGTCTACTTCTACAACCGAAACTTTCTTTTTGGATATAATAGATGAAAGTAATTTTTTAGATTGTGCCTCTGGTGATGATGAAGTTTTTAGTACATCAAATAAATCTGTGGACGTTTCTTTTTCTTCGGTTACTAACCATTCAGAAAATCCTTGGTAAGTATATAATTTTTTATGAGCTGGTGAAAATAATATTGTATGTGTATTATTTGTTTTGCTTTTGTTTACTAATTGAACCAGGTCTTTGTCTCCAGTAAACATAATAACTGATTTGTCATTAGCAAGAGATTCAGTATTCCACGCATACATTAGATCATCGCCTTCTGCACCGTTTACCTTTGAATAAATAACACCTTGTTTAATAAGTAGCTGTGTAAATTCTTCAGTAACTTTTGAAAAATTTGCCCAGTTAATTGAACTATCTTGTTTACGATTACCTTTATATTCTGCATCTGGGTAAAAATCCTTTCTCCATGATCTTGAATCAATGGTCCATACAACTTTATCTATAAGACCTTCGAATAATCTGATCTGGTATGCAAAATCTGTTGCAAGCTTTCTCATAAAGACAGTAGCGTCTTCATCAGTAGCAAGCATTTCTGTCTTTTTTGATTTTCTAGGTAGAACATAAAGAGTTCTAAAAAGAAAATAATTACCGTCTATTACGAATGTATGCCTTCCTGTTTTTCTCATATTATTGTATTTAATATAAATATAACAAATTTTAGTTAATACTGAAAGAAGAACCTAATACAATTTTCTCACATTCTTCTTTACTTAATTTTGATTGTCTTAAATCATGATATCTTTTAACTGCCCCGCCTAATTCCATGTAATTAGGAAACTTTTTAATTAATGCTTTTAAAAATTGTGATCTCATACTCCATTTAATATTGATTGCAGTTCATAAATACATGCAAGCATTGATACTGCAGGATCAATTACTTGTTGTCTTTGTGATTGATATTTGGCTACTGTTACTACTACCTGAGGTATAAATTGAATATACGATTGTCTTTCTTGTTGAATAAATTCAATAAACTCGGCACCTAATGAAGATAAAACATCATCAGTTCTATTTGCATAATTAGATAACATATATTGGTAATTCTTTACAGGATCTTCGCCATCTATAACAAGATCGTAAATATCTTTATATACAGAACTAAATTGTTTTATATCTTCTACTGTAATTTTATCTTTACCTTGGGATTGGAATCCTTGCAACTGATTTAACATATTTCTTAAATCTGGGAATTTTCTTTTTACTAATTCAACTGCTGCGTGTTTATCGATATCAATACCTTCTTCTTTACATATTTTAAGAATCCTCATAATGTAACTTTTCATTATTTCAGTTTCTTCTTCTTTGGAAAAATCAAAGTCAATCATTTCAAACCTAGATTGAATAGGATCTGGTACTTTATTAATATAATTACATGTTGCTACAAATCTTGCATTAGTTGCAAATTGATCCATAGTAGCTCTTAATGCTTTAAAGAATTGGTCTGATACACCGTCAATCTCATCAAGTATAATTACTTTCAGTTTTCCCGGTTCATCCATAATTGAACGATTAGCACAGAAGTCTGTTATTCTATTTCTTACAATATCAACTGAGGTATCTGTTGATGCATTAATATAAAGGTAAGGATGCTTAAAATGTTTTACTAATACTTTAGCTGCTGATGTTTTTCCAGTACCTGGGCTACCATGTAATAGTAAATGTTGATAAACACCTTTACTTAACTTTTCACCTACTCTTTTAGGCGTTATTAAATCTTCTAATGCCTTTGGGCGATATTTCTCCGTAAGTAAAATGTTTTGTATGTTCCGCATAAATTTGTTTATTTTTATATGTAAAAAAATAAGATTGTTTACATATAGAATAAATATTAAAATAGAATTATAATGCAAAAAAGACGTAATATTAGAAAAGTCACGCAGGAGCCGTTTGTGGTTGAGCACAAAACTAATATACAAAGAAGAAATGAAAATAGGAGAATTGTAAGAACTACTAACAATCAAGCAATTCAGATGAACATTTCTAAAGATATGCAATTAAGAAATTCAGCAATAGTTTCTCCGATAAAAGTTAAATATTCTGCGGTTCCAAAGTTATTTAAAGACGAAACTATTTATATCATAGGAGGTGGCCCTTCATTAAATAGTTTTGATTTTAGAGCTTTAGTAGGTAAAAAAACTATTGCAATTAATAAGGCAGTAATATATCATCCAACTGCCGATGTTCTTTATTGGACTGATGGTAGATTTTATACTTGGTTTAAAAATGAAGTGGATAATTATAAAGGATTAAAATTTGCATTAAAACCAGGCAGCCTATATACTAATGATATTAAAATTCTAAGAAAAGGAAAACCTTATGGATTAGAGGAAGATCCACAAACATTATCACACGGATTTAATAGTGGGTATGCTGCTATTAATTTAGCGTATCATTTAGGTGCAAAAAGAATTGTATTATTAGGATTTGATATGACTAATGATGGTAACCAAACTCACTTTCATGATGGGTACCCTACGCGAGCAGCAGGCAATAGAATTTATGAAGATAAGTTTTTACCAGGATTTAAACAACTTTCATCAGAAATAAAAAATAAAGGGATAGACGTATACAATGCATCCCCACATAGTAGATTAAAAGACTTTCCTATAATTACATTGAATCAGGCATTAAGCTTTAGATGATCGCTTAGCATAAGTCATAAACTCTCTTTGTTCCTTTTTAAGGAGGTGTTTACAGTGTTTAGTAAATTTAATTGATGTATCTATAATTCTACCGTCTACTGTGTTATTCTGTGAGTTATGGGCTTTAGAACATTTACTACAAACAAAATTCTCTACCTTTTTAGAATCCATTCTAGATTTAATAGGAACTTTACATATACTACAGTTCCAGTCAATAAGATCAGCATCTTTTACTAATTCTTTAAGTGTAGTGAAAGTTTCCCTAAAAGGATTCCAAATAGCTTTATTAACATTCTTTTCATGATCATTCATATCTTCTACTTTAAAAATAACTTCAAAAGCTTGAGTATCAGAATCCAACCATTTCATGTAGCGATTATTTAAAAGTAATTTTTGCTTCAAAGGCGGCAGGTTCTCTAATAGAATACCATACCGCCTTTTATACCATCCAAAGTTTATTTTACGAACTTTATACATAAGGTTTTAATTTAACAGTTACAACATGTACAATTACATGATTTACCACAACCACAGGTTTTACAATTACATTTCATATTAATAATTATTTTTACAGGTTTGATCTTAATCTTGCAAATTTCTGTGAAACAGATTCTGCTACATATTCAAAAGATTCTGGTACTTTAGCCGAAAGTTTCTTTTTAGCATCAGCTTCCTTTTTCTTAAGTTCAGCAATATCTTCTTTACTGTCTTCTATTGCCTTTTGTAATTTTTGAACTTGTTCTTCGGAACCTCTACCTGTTTTTAAATCTCTTTTAGCTTGATCTAAATCTTTCGTTGCTTTAGCCATTGCAGTTCTTTCATCTTCTATAGATTTATTATAAGCCTTTATATCTGATTCTATCTTTGCGTTAGCATCATCCTTCGGTGCTTCGGTTGTATCATCAGCCTTTGGTGCTTCGGTTGTATCATCTTTCTTTGGCTTTTCAGTCTTTGCTGGCGTATCATCTTTCTTTGGCTTTTCAGTCTTTGCTGGTGTATCATCAGCTGATGTGAATTTAGGTTTATCTTCTGCTGCATCTTTTGATGTTTCAGATTCATAATCAGCTAATGCCTTTTGCGCCTTTGTTGCCTTTGCTGCTAATTCCTTTTGTTTAACTTTTAATCTTTTAGATTCTTCACCATCTGCTGCTTTAAGTACAATCTTATTTGCAGCCATAGATGATTTTACTTTAGCCAATGAAGAAACCTTTTTTAGACCCGGTGTAGTAGCAAGACTATCCATTCTCTGTGAAATGTTAGATGCTGAATCTGCTAATGCTGCATTCTTAGCTTGATTTGCTTGATTCAATACTTCCTTTTGTCCTGCCGATAAATCACCTTTAGATTTTTCTTTCTTCTTAGCATAATCAACATTATTTAATGCCTGTGCCACTTTAGCCTTTTGAAGCTTCTTAGCATTATTTTTAATCTTTTTCCATTTAATTGGATTTTTGATTGCATCTATTAATGCCTCGTTTACAAATTGGTCATATGTTTTTAATTTACCCATGAGAGTTTATTATTTTTGATTTAATTATATATCAACTATATTAAAACAAAAAAGCCACTCCGAAGAGTGGCTTTCTATATAAAGTATTATTGTTACTTATTAGATAAGTGAACAACCAGTGAACGTGAAGTTCATTGTGTAATACATTAATTCAGGATTGAACCCAGCGTCTACTAAAGCGAATCTAGATTTAACCGCGATTTTAGGAGCCATAGTTCCTTCTGCGATTGTTTCTACTGATTCAGCCATTAAGTAAGGCATGAATACTAAACCAGGTGAGTTACCATCACCTTTTCTTCCTACAGCAACTGTGTAGTCATTAAAGGCTCTGTTTGGATCAACATAAATAGTTACCCCAGCGATCGCACCGATTGGATATAAAGATCCACCAGCTTGATTAACTGTATTTGATAACGGATATGCAACGAATCCAGCAACTGATTGAAGAGCAGTAGCCATTTCTCCACCTGTTACAGCGAAAGTAGCTGGTCCTCTTCTACCTCTTGTAGCAATTAAGTTACTTGCAGCAAGAATCTTAGTATAGATTCTTCTCTGTAAAGTACCTTGTACATTACCACCACCAAGAACGTTAGTCTGTGCAGCACCAAGTCCGGCAGCATTGACGTTAACGTTTGTAGTGTTGTTAGGTCCTAATGCAATTACAGTAGTAGCAGCACCTGCTTGGTCAAACTGTTGAGATAACTGTGTACCACTTACAGCAGCAACTTGGCTGTTGTTAGTTACACCGTTTCTAAAGATTCTGTCCAAGATGTATTTATTGATAGATTGAGTTAACTCATTTACCAATACAGCCTCAACTTGAGCAACAGCATCAATTCCGAATTGCTTCAGATCTTGAACTTGTTCTCTAGTTACAGCAGCAGCAACTTGGAAAGTTTCAGCAGCTACAGACTTGTTGAATAAGCTAAGTCCCATAACGTTATCAACAGTTGATTCACCTACACCTCTTTGGTAAGGCTCTAAACCATTAATATTATTAAAACCACCAACAGCAACCTGACCAGCAGGATCATTTGCAGGTTGGAAAGCATTACCAGAAAAACCAGAAATATGATCTTCTAGAGCTTTTACTAAACTTAATCCAGATGGAGTTCCAAAAGTACCTAATGCATTACCTGCGGCTAAAACCACGTTAAGCGGAGCAGCAGTACCAGAACCGTAAAAAGCACCACCGTCAACTATACAAGAGTATAATGGACTAGCAGCAGTTTCAGCACCTTGTGAAAAAGTAAAGCCAGTGTTATGAACAGCAGCAGTACCAACACCACCTAAAGCAGATGTGTTAGCTCTTACTCTGAATATTGGGAATCCGTCAATTCTTGAGTTTCCAACAAAAGTTAATTCGTAAGATCCACCAGAAGTAGCAGAACCAAACCCAGCAGCACTATCAACGTAAATGATATCATCTACACCAAAAGTACCAGCCGCTAAAGTAGCGTTAGCTTTGATCATTAATGGAGCAGCAACAGTATCTAAAGCACCGTTTACTGGAGCTCCTGATCCTCTACCACCACCGTATACAAAGTCTAAGTAAGTTAATACTCCCATAGGGCCTTGCATTGGTACAACAGGTACTAGGTCTAAACCTACAGTCTGAGCCGCTACTTGCATTGCAAGTGGTAACAAAGAAAAAGGTCTGTCACCAGATCCAGTTGCTTGTGCTGGGAAAGCATTCATTGATCCAGGGTTTCCTGGCAATGTAACGTTACCCATACTTTGAACATTCATGTTCGGGTTAAGGTGTACAGTATTGTAAACACTCTCATTAAGGTTATGGTAATGGCAGTACTTAGACATCCAAGATAACTTAGACTTTTCAGTAATTCCAGTACTTTCCTCAATAACAGGTCCCCAAGTCTTTTGAACCTCAGCCTCGTTGATTAATTGATTTGCGTACATTATTTAAAATTATTTTTCGCATTTTGTGGAATACTATTAATATTCCGTTTTTAATCGCCTAAGTCCTTTTCTTCTTGACTATTCGATTATATCTTTTAGATTAAATGATTATCTATTTAATCTGAATTTCATTTTTTGAATTAAATCTGCTTGAAAGTTTTCATTTAATAATGGCTCTTTCTTTTTTTGAGCAGCCTCAGCAGCAGTTTTATTTTCATTTAGTGATTCTAAATTCATTTGAGTATCTCTAAGATCTCTTGTTTGCCAAAAGTTATTAATAGCATAAGGAGTATTTAAAGAGTGGAATTTAGATTCAGAAATAATTTGTTCTTTTCTACTTTCAGAAAGAGAATTCCATTTATCAGAATATTTTGATGGCATATCATCAATAAAATTAATTACCTTTCTTTCTGTTATAAAACATGAATCCCAAACATTTTCAGCTTGTACAGTTGACATAATAGAATCGCTATTCATTGATTCAACTATTAAAACCTTCTTATCTTCAGATAAAGAATCAAATTCATTCTTTTTAGATTCTGATAAGAAATTCATAAAGTGCATTTCAGAAACATTCTTAGCTTCAGCCTTAGAAATTAAACTTTCTAATTTTTCACTAATAGTATCTTTGTAAGATTTCTTCTCTTCTTTAATTTCAACTGATTCATTAATAGTTTCTTCAATTACTGGATCAGATGATTCTTCATTAATTGATTCAGCATTCACAGCAGTTACATTTTCTGCAATGTATTCAGAATATTTAATACTCTTATCTACATTTTCTCCAAGATATTCAGAGTAAGCAATATTTTGATCAACCTTTTCAGCAACATATTCAGAGTACTTAATTCCTTTATCTAGGCTTTCTCCTAAATAATTAGAATATGCAATTCCTTTATCTGCTTGCTCAGCAACATGCTCAGTATATTGAATAGAACTATCTAGTTCTTCTCCTAAATAAGAAGCATAATTTTTAATTTTGTCAATGTTCTCTGCTAAGTAGTCAGAGTGAGATATGCTCTTGTCAAGATTTTCTGATAAGTATTCAGTATAATCAGTAACCTGATTTACTTTCTCTGCAATATGCTCAGTATATTTAACTAGCTTCTCGATTAACTCATCATTATTAGAGTTTGCAGATTCCTTAACACCATCCAATGTATTTTTAACATATTCAGTGTACTTATTAAAATCTTCAACGGTTACAAATTTGTCTGATGTATTTTCCATTATTAGATCTGTTTTATTTGTTTTATTTATTTCTTCTTCTGAACTATCTATTTCATAAATGTATAGACCTTCAGTATCTTTAAAGCCATAAGATTCATTTACTCTTGCTAATTCTGCATTTTCAAATCCAGGATCAGCAACTAAATCATAAGTAAAGAACTTTTTAATTTTAACTTTACCAGATTCATCAACAGTACCAGCAGCTCTACTTGAAATATGCAATGGTATACCATCTTCTATTAACGCCTGAGCTTCTTTACCTTTTGAAGTATTTAATAATCTTATTCTTCCTAAAACTTGTTTCTTATCTTTATCGTAATCTAAATCCTCGATAACATGAGATACATTTGAAAGGCTAATGTCAAAATCCTTAGGGTGGTCTAATTCACCTAAAAGTTTATTAGTTTTAACTTTTTCCTTTAGTTCGTTAATATGAGGAAGTACTTCAGCTTCTTCATAAATTCTATTATTTTTATTCTTTACTCCAATCTCAGTAAATACACCTTCAAGGACAACAGAGCCATCGGCGCCCTTTGTCATACTTAAATTAGACTTAGATCTTTCTAGAATTAAAAGTTTCTTATTTGACATCTTTCTAGTTTATTTGATTTATATATTATAACTCTTGATAGTTTTTAGATTCCAGCTAATGGGTCTTCATCCATCCCATCAGATTTCTTCTCAGGTTTAAAATCTTTAGGGTTTGCACCTAATAAGATCTTTTCAATATCTTCCATTTTATATCCTTGGGCCTCTAACTCAGTACGTTCTTTAGCTCTAGCATTTGCTTTAATATCATCACGAGTAAATCCACCGTACCTCTTAATTAAGAATCCTAAATCAAAATATGGTATTTCCTCCATTTCAGCAGTCATTGTACTTAGTTGAGTTTTCATATTACCAATAAAATCAACTCGTTTTGTTTGTAATTCCATTTCTTTCATTTCCTCAAAAACATTATCCTTCATAAAGTTTAATCCTAAACCTGCTTTAAATGCAATATCATTTTTTAATTCTGGGTGATTAAGACACATTTGAAGATACATAGGCTTAACTAATATTTCTTGCCATATTGATCTTAATCTTGAAATAAATCTACCAAATTTAATTTCATCTCTTAACATACCACTTGCTTCCATATCATATGTATTGCCACCTTCTCGGTCAAACCTAGAGAATGGGATTTTTGAAGCCATTTGTAATTTATCAGAAAAATACTTTAAAGATTCAGTATCTCCTAAATCAGGACCATCTCCACCTATTGTTTGAATTTCTGGTGATTCACCGTCTTTAGAAGGTAACCAATACTCTTTGTTAAACGGCATCATTGGTTTACCATTAGTTTGTATTTCTCCACTTTCAAAGTTAAAGTCTACAACCTCACGATATGAATTCATTAATGTTGCTAGAGATTGCTTTGCTCTTGTTTTAGATTTACCACCAACTGGTATTGTAAATTGTGTTTTAAATGAAGCATTAGATACAGCCCAGATAATTCTACTGTGTTCCATTATTCTTAAAAGGTTAAAAGATCTTATTAATCTTTCAACATAAGATATTCTCATTGGTGAATTAACAGATGAATATGAAATATAGATTATTTGTGAATCCCATAATGTTCTTTCTTTTGCACCCTGTCCTTTATATTGTATCCAAACTTTTTTACCATCATCGCTGTCAATACCTGGCATTAATGATATTGGATCTAATTCTTTAAATCCAATAATTTCAGTTTGTTTATCATTATAAACTATTTCAAATGCAAGAAAACCATCAATTAACCATTTCCTAAAATAATTCCACGGTGATACCGAATCATTAAATCCAAAGTAATTATAGATATTATTATATACATCATTTATTTCCTCCTCTATTGATTCTCCGATATGTCCATTAAAATGTGCATATGCCATATAATTAGATTCATCAAATACAATAGCTTCATCTGTAAGTACATCTAAAATATCTTCTATCTCATCTTGTACTGCAAATGTTCTAAGCTGATCTCTTTTTCTATCATAATCCTGATCAAAGAATGCAATATTCTTTTTTAAGTTAGTATCCGTTAATGACAATGCAGCGAACGCCCCATACATATCATCACTATCTGAACCCATAGGATTAAATGTATAACCCATTTGATTTTCAGTAAAACCTACTGCACGTGAATTACGAATGATCATATCATCATATGCCATCCCTAAATTAGAAAGATCTTTTAGAAGCCTTCTTACTGGATTTCCTGTACTTAAAGGACCTCTTCTATCTGTAAAACCTGCCATAATCTATTTTTATTATTAGTTTATATATTCTTATAGTATAATGCTTGAGCTTGGTTAATATTTCCACCATAAAATTGGTTTTCATTATTAACAGCCCCAACATACCAATCCTCATATCCTAAGACATAAGGGTTTTTCATTTTCTTTATTATATACTGTCTTGTACAGTAAGTTAAATTATATTTTTTACCAAATGCTTGTTTTACAAATTCCCACCTAAAGTTAGTAATAGGGCTTTGGTTTTCAGGATTTCCTAATGCATAACCTTTTGTTAAACCTTTTATTTGTGATGCAAGTGAAGATGTAAGTTCAGTTAAAAAAGGAATGCGAGCTTCGTATGGCATATAATGTAAATTAATTCCTAATTGATGACCATTATCAGATTCTCCTAAACCTAATACTAAAGGTTTAGTATCATAAAAAATTTCATCTTTAGTATAATAATTAAAACAATACATCTGACCTGGGTTTAAAACACCATCACTGCTAGCACTAACTTTAGGTATATCTATTTGTGATTGTTTAGACGCACCTGTTCTACCTTTACTTTCGGCAAGATAAAGTTCTAAGTCTTCTTTGAATGATCCTATTAGTGCCATTAAAATAATTTTGAATCTTCTGTCAACAACATAACTTTACAATTTCTTTCCTTAGCCATTTTATTAAGTGCATTTGTTTTACATAAATTTCTTACATATGATTCGTAAGCATATTTAAAATTCTTTAATGCTTTTGCTGTTTTTCTTTTAGGTTCCTTTGGTTTTTGTAATTGTGCTTTAGGTTTTATTTCCACTACATACTCTTCTGTCTTATCTCCTTTTTTCATTTTAAAGAAAAAATCAGGATAATATTTATGGAACTTATTATCTAATAAATTAAAATAAGGTATAGAGAATGGCTCTGATATCCAGTAAATCACATCCATGTTATGATCGCACCAATAACAAAATTTCCTTTCCCAGCTACTTCTATATATAATTGGACCTTCGCCTCTGTACTTTTGAGGGTATTTAGGTTTATAATAACCTTGCTTAAATCCAGACTTTGAAGTAGGCTTTACCTTTTTTATACTCATTTAACATTTTATATTGTATAGATACCTTCACTATCGGCACTTCCGTTAATTGAAACAGTGCCATGATACTTCTTAGGGTGTAATTTATTCCAACCTTTTGCAAATCCTCTTTTTGCTATTTCTGTAAAATAAGCAAATGCATTAGTACTTTTTTCTGGGTTAAAATTTCTCCAATATCTATAAAGATCCATATAAGCATAAGCAATACAATCTTGCCTATCTTCTGGATTTCTATATGTTAGTTTTCTAGAACACTTATCAGCTAATAACATTAAAAATTCTAATGCCTTCGGTGTTAACTCTCCTTGTTCTTTAGATAGAATTATCTGCTCAAGGAGGTCTCTATTATTTAAGTAATTTCTTTTTCTTGCCATTAACTTTGATTTATTTATTATTATATACAAGAAAGGACCGATTGTTTAATTCCAATCGGTCCTTTGAGTTAGATAGTTAGATAGTTAAAACTTAAATCTTAACTTCTAAATCACCCTTAGGTAATATTATACTTTTTCCATTTTTAGGAACGATTATACTTAACATATCATCATCGCCTAAGGAAGCATATTCTTCTGCATTAACTAAAACTTCTTGTCTTTTTTTAAGACCTTGCGTGCTTGACTTCATTGATGCTTCTACATAGCCATCATTTAAATAGTCGTCTTTAGTTTTTTTTTCAGAAATATATGAATTTGCTAATTCTTTTTCTTTACCTTTTAATTCTTCTGCTAATAAATTTAAAGCTTCAGTTAATTCTTCAGTTTCACCTAACTTTTTAATAGCAGCTTCAACTTCAGATTTCTTTTCTTCTAAAAAGGAAATTGAATCAGTAAGATCTTTTCTTTTGTTTTCTTCGATTGCTTTTTTATTATCTTCAGCAATTAATCTTTCAGATAAAATCGGAGAAACATCAAAGTTAATAAATTCTTTAACTAATTCAACAGTTTCAGTAGCTGTATCAATTTTTGACATTTCATTTAATTGCATTCCAGGATTTACTTTATTAATATAAATTCCTTCACTTACACCAATCATAGTTAAAAATACATCTAAGAATTCTGGATTCTGAATAGTTGTAAAGTTATCCATTTCAGCGATAAGATCAACTGATTCAAAGAACTTACAAATTTTATCATTTTGCCATTGATTTCTATAACCTGAGAAGTTACTTGCCAATAAAGCTTCTTTTAATTCAATAATACTATAATTAGTCATATCAACTTTACCCATAGCTAAAGTACCTTCAGTAATATTGTATTCTAATGATTTATTATTTTCTCCATGTAATGAAAGAATGTTTCCATTTCTTGAGAACATTTTTAATCCTTCAGTAATATCAAAGAATCTTGGATCAGTTACATTAGCTTCAGTAATGTCAGTTCCATTATAAATATAATTCTTTCCATGTAAGTGGAATGTTAATCCTTCTTCAGATTCTAACACCGGAGAAAGAACAGATACAACTTTACCATTTGCAGTAGATGCAACCTTTTGATCTTCAGCATTCATTTCATTTACTATTTGCTTAGCATCCATTGACCACGGGTGCTTTGCAGCAACAACAGCAAATTTAGATTTTACGTCTGATTCATTTAATAAAGAAACTAAATCAGAATTAAATGATTCCATTAATTTTCCTTTTTGATTTTCTGTTCTCGCAATAGATTCACTAATTCTAAATTCCCATTTAGCGTTATTATATGATTCCATTATATACTCTCTTAATTCAGAGATTGGATTTAACCAAGTGTTTGCAGATAATTTAGAATATAAATTTCTTGCAATTTTAAACTTAAGGTCTGGGCTAACAGAATTTTCTAATTCTTCGCTAATAGCGGTTAAGTCAGCATTTTTAAGTTTCATTGGAAATGCAGTTATTGCTTCTTCCAAAATAGTTAAAGATTCTTTAACAGAATACGAAACTCTGGAATTGTCATTATCCATTGCCTTCAATCCATTAATGCTATCCATAACGTTTTCGTACAGGTCTGTTAATGTAAATTTCATTTTGTTATGATTTTTTTGATTATTATTTTCAGTGTATATATTTGATTGATCTTTTTGCATTTCATGATACCTAGTGATACCACTCATTGCCATCTGTTGTGGAATTCCCATTCCTACTAAGATTGCCATAACTTGTTGATCTGTCATAGATCCACTATGGTCAATTTTGCCACTACTGCCAACATCTGACATTTTACCACTTTGGCTAAACAATACATGAATTATATCCACTAATTGTTGCTTAGGGTTATTAAGATAAAGGGCATTTGTATTTACACCAGGTTGGGCATCAATTGCCCCATCTGCATAAACTTGTGTTTGTCCTTCGTTAACTGTGTTTTCCATATTACACTATTTGATTTGTTTTATATATTATAAGTCTCTTTGATTAATTGTTTATCTATCAAATCCAGAATCAACACTGCCTAACCCGGACTCATCTACGTCAGGTTTAGCTTTTGCATTTCTATAATTTAAGCTTTCTAATGATTCAGGTACTATTGGTGCAGACGTTATAGAAGAATCTAAATAAGGACCTCCTGTTTGTATTGCATCTGGGTTAATATATCCTTTATTACTAAACGTTCCACTAGGCTGTGCCTTCAGTAAGCTTTCTTGTGTATATTCAAATTTTTGAAATATTCCACCAAAATAAATACCTAATTCATTATTAACACCAGCTCTTAGCATACCTACGCCTTGTGCAGTAGGGTTTGCTTTAATTGCAGACTTTGTCATAAGACTAACTTCAGGAATTAAAATACCTCCTTCAAAAACTGGCATAAATGACGCTACCTCAATAGGAAATGTTACACTCCATTCTTTTTTATCATTTAATTGAAATTCAAATAATCTATTTTGAGTGTAGTCTTCTGGTACTGCAAAAGTTCCTGCAACCCTCATCATGCCTAAATCAATTTGAAATAATGTATTTTTATAAAGCTTACTCATTAAACTTTCAGTAACCTTTAACATTTCTAAATTAGAAGAACATACTACAGTACAGTCAAATGTCATATTAAGCGGAAGAAAGTTAGTTTCCATAGAAAAAGTTTTTAATATACCTTCCCATTCTTGTACAAACTCACCTCTAGCGAACTTATTTGTTTGGTTACCTGAATCTATGGATATGCCAGTTAGTTGTATTATACCTCTTGGTACCGTCTCATAATCACCTATAGCTTTACCATTAGCTTCTGCATCAAAAAGAAAATTATCCATTAAAAATCTACCATCTCCTGTTATTGAATAAAAGAAAGGCACTGGAATTTTCTTTAATGTATCTTCATCAATTTGATTATAATAATAAACTTTATCTTTTAGTTCTGCTAAAAGAGCTACTATAATATAACGCAGTATAGTATTGTCCTTATTAAATTCTTGATTATATGCTGACATTAGTCATTTTTAATTTTTCTTGTATTATATTTATCCAATAGTTTCAATTGTAAATTCACTAAAGCCTGCATCTTTTGTAATTTCTAACTTTTTATCAAAATATTCACTAGGTAGTACCGTATGATTAATCACAAAAGTATTTAATCCTATGTCTTGTATAGTATCGTGTAAGATATTAATTATATGATATACACCATCAGAATCAATAGAAGAAAAGATTTCATCTAAAAATAAAATATTTAACGATGGGAATCTAACTTTAATCATTTTCATTAATGCCATAATAATTACAAAGTCTACTTTTTTCTTTTCACCTGTGCTTAGTGTCTTTGCACTAATTTCTGTTCCTAGGTGATGTAATGTACAATAAAACTTTTCATTAAATCTAATACCAAACGGAATTCCCATTTCTCTACCCATTAATAGTATATGATTATTAAATGATGGAAGAATAGATCTTACTGCTAAATTTTTAATACCATCTTCACCCATTAAGTTTTCAAGTATTGTTAAATAAAAATCATCAGCTTCACTTTTTAATTTACCTGTTGACTTTTCGGTTTTACGAAGTTTAAAATCTTTTACTAATTGCTTTAGGTTAGTCGAAGAATCAGATTCGTCTTTTTCAGATAATTCAATTAATTTAGATTTAATATTCTCCATCTGTGTTTCTAATTGACCAGCCTTTACATGAATTGTTCTACCTTTGGTTCTTAAATCATTTAATTTAGTTTCAGCTTCTTCATATTCAGTTTTAATAACCTCAAATTGATTAATAAGAGTTATTAACGATTCTTCTTTTTCTTTTTTAATATCTAAATGAAAATCAGAAGTAAGAGGAGCTGTACATGTTGGGCAAGTAGAATTCTCAAATAACTTTAAGTCTTTTTTAACATTTAAAATTTGATGATTGAGAGAAGAATGCTCTGTTGCTTTTTTTCTAGAATTTTTATCTAATTCCTCAAGCTTTATTTTAGTTGAATTTGTAAAGGTATTTAATTTTTTTCTATTTTCATTTAATGCAATTAAATCATCTTTTAACTTTTTAACTTTAGAAGCATCCTTTTCTGCTGTTAATAATTCTATTTGTTCTATCTTATCATAAACAGATCCAATAGATTCATTAAGAGTTCTTATTTCATCCTCATAAGTTCTTATTTCTTCAATAATACTTTTTCTTTTTTCCTTTACTGATTCTGCCATTTCATTAATAATAGAAAAACCAAATATTTTATCAATAATTCTTTTCTTATCATAAGGTGACATTGTAATAAAAGACTTAAAATCATTTACTGATAATATAATCACATTCTTAAAAACGTGATAGGGTATTTCATATATTTCTGTTTCTAAAAAATCTTGTAAATTTACTTTACCTGCAACATCATAATCAGATCCATTAATCTTAACATTAAAAATACCAGGATTAATACCTCGTTCTATTTCAATTTTATTACCTTTGGATTCTAGCCATATCCTTCCATATAATTCTCCATTTACTCTATTAGGTAAATCTTTTAAGGTTGACCCTTCAACTTTACCATAACATAGGTATGTTATGACTTTTGCTAATGTACTCTTACCAGCACCATTTCCTCCTAATACTAAATATAAGTTACTTTTACTTTCTTCAAAATCTATAACTTGCAATCTATTACCATAACTTGCAAAATTCTTAAACTCTACTTTTTTAATCTTCATAGTTTGGAGATAATGTTCTTTTATATAATTCTTGTACTGATGTTTTTAACCTTTCCTTTAAATCATCATCATAATCTAATGAATTAATATGCTCTGCTGCAATATTCATTAAATTTAATTCGCCATTAAAATCTGAAAGTTCACCATCCTCTCTGTCATAAGGATTTTCTTCATCATAAATTCTAGGTTCTAATTTTCTAGCTAAACCATCAAGATAATCCATAAACATATTAATGTTATATTTACCTAATACATTAGAAGGAATAAACACATCTACAAAATTATCTTGTATTTCTTTCGCGACATCTTCCATTCGCATTTCTAATATTTCATTAATATAATATCTAATAAATATAGGACTTAAATGGTTTTCAAAAAACCTATGTTTTCCACTTTCTAAATCTAATAAGTATATTCCTTTTTGATTATCTCTATCAGATCTTGTCATTTGGTAAGGATTACCTACAAGAACAAAATTTTCTTTATCTTGTCTATAATGAATATGCCCAGAATAAACTCTTTTAAATCTTTTAAAGATTGTTACTTCATTTCCACTATCATGTAAATGTTTTGTACTAGGGCTTGTCTGTACACCTCGAGTTTCGGTATGACAAAACATATAATCAATTTTATCTTTTATATTATCTAAGGTTTCCTTTTCATGTTCATGATTCCTTCGCCAAGGCATAAGTAAACAAGTAGCATCTTTATACTTTAAAACTTTAGGTTCTTTTAATACATTTACGTTAGGTAAATATTTTAAACAATCAACCGAAGAAATTTCATTAGAGTTTTTTCTCATTATATCATGATTACCAACTATGATATGTATATTTGGAAATATTTGTCCTAGTTCTTCAAATACCCTAATAGCCAAATCCTGTGCAGCTAAGTTAACACTCTGCCTATTATCAAATACATCCCCTAAATGATAAAGAACATCACCCTCTTTATATTCTTTTTTTACTAAAGGAATAAAAAAATCAAAAAAGTAATCTTCAATTATTTTAAGCCACAAAACAGAATTTGATCTACAACCTAAATGCGAGTCAGACACCATCCATATTCTCTTTGCCATATTAAAATAATTTTCTAATTTTTCTTTTTTCTAAAATGTTATATTTTTTATCTAATTCTTCGATTAATTCATCTTTAAATTTATTAGATAATGAATTATAAAATTTGTTAGGAAATACATCAAAGTAATCTGAAAGAACACTAAAAAGATCTATTCTCGTATATGATGTTCCAGTGTTTTCTATAATATAAAAAAATACTTTATTAATTTGTACTTTATTTAATTTTTTTATTACACCATCAGGTGTTGCTTCGTTAAGATGTTCAAATTCACTCCCTTTAATTAAGTTGTCAATTACTTCAAATAAAGAATCATAATGTTGTTTATCGTCTGGGTCCATACCATCTAGCCATGAAGATGATACTGTAAAATTTATTTTTTGCCCGCCTAAGTCTTGCTCGCCGTATGTATTATTAAAGATTTTATCTTTTTCTTGGTAACTTGATTTTTTATCTTCCTCTGCTTTTGTAAGTTTCTTTTTCTTTTTTCCCCACATAATTTTTATTTTATTTTATCCTGATATATCATCAGTTTCTGTTAATCTCATATGTTCATAGTCAATATCAAATTTACATCTTGAACCTTTACCTTGACCATCTCTAATTTTTAAAACCTTTAACCAATATTCTCGCTCTGCGTGCATTACAGAATCTTGGATTAATGCATACATTACATCGGCAGTATGTGCTAGACCTGCTGATTCTGCAATGTTTTCCATTCTTACTTCGGTTGCATCCCATGCACCTCTATTAATTTGTGTTGCTGATATAACTAGCATATCTCTTTTAACGGCAAGTGCCCTAAGATCTTCAGCAATTTGTTTAATCTTCATATAGGTATTTTCAGTATTAGGATTTCTGTAATTTGCAAGAATATTAATATAATCTACAACTAATACATTTACTTTATGATCTGTGTTTTCTTCTAAGTCTTTTAAGTAAGATTCAATATCCGGGATAGTTCCTTGTGAAGTTGGGTATTCCTTTACGAATAATTTACCTGGTGGTAATAATCCTCGAGACACCTTCTCTAATCTTCTTTTCATATAATCCCTATTACTTGCATTTTTGTCATAATCCATCATAGGAACATTTAATAGATTTGATCCTATTCTTTTTAATACTTTTTGCGCTGACATCTCCGCTGTAATAAAAACTACATTATGGCCCATCTTAACAAAGTTAGCTGCGTCGTTTGCTAACCATATTGATTTACCAATATTCTGTTCACCTGCATAAACAATTAATGATTTTGTATCATAGCCACCGCCAGATACACGATCAACGAAACTCCAACCTGTTTCTATTTTCTTTGATGTTCTTTGGACATGAGATTCAGGATTAAAAAAATCTAAGCCTGTATCAGTATCAAAATTAATTGAACCATCCGTTGAGATCATTCCTATTGCACGCTGAACAACATCTTCTACATTTTCGGGGGATACATCTTGAGTTTTTACATATTCTATTGTTCTTACTAGTTGCTTATCAAAATGTTTCCATTTAACCCACGCCTCTCCTGTTCTTTTTAACCAATCTTGATCATACTCTTTAATGTTAATATCATAAATAGATTTCACTATATCCTGTGATATTTCGTTAGGGTCATCCTTTACTAAAGCTGACATCTGTTGTTTAGAAGGGCTTTCTCCAAACTTTAAATAAAAATCCTTAGATAGTTTTGCAATCTGATCTAAATCTCTATTTGCAAAAAAGCCTTTACCTGTTCCTTTGAGGTAATGTGGCTTTGTTAAAAAATAGTTAAAGAAAATCTTTTCGTGATCTATGCTTGATTTCATGTAGTTTTATTTTTATATGCTAAAAAACATAATTAGTTTTATTGGTACGGGTTATGAATTACTTCATATGTAGTATAAGCTGAATTTTGTAAAGATATTTCTAAAAGTTTATGTTTTACTAATTCTTCTATAAGAATATCACACTGTTCTTTAGATAGATTCCATCTCTTTGCCATTGAGACATCTGTAAACTTTATTTCTTTAGCAACCTTTCCACAGTAATCTCGTATTAATTCAAAAAGTATATCTTCAGCATCAGGGTAATGTGGCAGTGTTGTGTGATTTCCTAATACGTACTTTACTTTAAGTTTTGCAGTATTAAGAATTTTCGGTAACATCATCAATAGTTTCAGTAATTATATTTCCTAGTTCTTCTTGGTCTAACTCATCGCCGTATGTAAACTTTTCCGCAACAATAGGTTCTAGTAATTTTAGTACATCATCAGTTAATACTTGCGGTGTATATAATTGATTAAGATCAACTGTATCATTTAAATGTTTTACACAAAGCTTACGAGCAGTTGCTGAAGGCTGAAAATAAACTGTTATATCTTTTTTATCTTTTTTAAACGAATGCTTTCTACAATCAGCCTTTCCTGGATCTGTTAATTTATTAAATTGACTTTCAGTAATAAACTTTCCTCTTTCGATACCACAAATATCCCACCCAATATATTCCTCTAATCCTACATAAGGATTCATACCTTTATTAAAAGATATATGGAATTTAATGTTTGTTGGTTTTGCAAATCTATTCTTGTTTGGTTTAGCAGTAACAATAATTCCAGTTTGTTCTATACCTTCTTTTAATTTAGCTTTACCTAAAAATAGAATAATAGATGCAGCATACTCTGGCCCAGTACCACCCCCACCAACTTGTCTTGAAAATAAATCTTGTGTTTGGTAAGTATGATTAGTAAATAAGAAAGGAATTTTACAAATACCAAATTGAGTCATAATAATTCTAAAGGTAGATTTTAAAAGTTTAGCTCTTGTCATATCAGCTTTACTACTCCCAGTCTTTGCATCATCAATTTCTTTTTGGGTTGCAAGATTACCGGCAGAATCTAAGACTACCAGTATTTTAGGTAATTCAATTCCTTTTTTCTTTTGCTCAATTAATACATCAGTAATTGCAGTTACTGAGCTTCTGAATTCTTGGACAGTGTTACACGGCTCATATCTAAATGTTTTTGGATCAATACCAAACTTTTCAACCAATTTTTTATCTACTGCATTTTCTGAATCATAAAAAATTATACTATACCCTTGTTTTTGCGCTTGTTTAATTGCATTTAAAATAAGATAAGTTTTACCAGTTCCTGACGGTCCTGCTAATGCAACTGCTCTATTATTAGGATAACCTCCAAATAAAGAACCTGTTAAGCAAGCATTTAAATGATAATTTCCAGTGGGTATATAATGATCAATTTCTGAAATTGTTGATTTGTCTAAAGTATTTCCATATTCGGATATCTTTGACATTTCTTTGTTTAAATCTGCGAATGAGAATTCCTTTGCCATGTTATTTTTGTTTATTTTTATATGTAAAATTTATGATTTGTTTCAACTATTTGGTAAAATACCAAGAGCCCCAAAATTCATCAGTTACTTTAGGTTTCTTATTATGAAGTTTACAGAATTCATCCACGGCAGGATTAACTCCAAAAATACCTGCAAAGTATCTACCTTCTGAATTATATGAAAATATTTGCCTATCTTTACCATTCTCAACTAAAAGATAATCATTATTAAGAATAGTGCTATACCAATCAAGATTTAAATAGTCATGCCCTGCAAATATACCACCTTTCTTTAGCTTGGGGTACCACAGTTTTATATCACTCTTAACATAATCATATGCATGATTTGCATCTATATAAATGAAGTCTAGCGATTCATCATCGAATAAATCTATAAGCTCTTCACCTAATCCACGAAGCATAAATCCTCTAGTTTCATTGCCTTTTATATTTTTTGCAGTATCCGCATAAAGATCATAAAGCTGCTCTTCGTCACATGCATCATCGTATTCATCACCTAGTGGTCGCCAAGGATCAATCATATAAAGTCTACCACCCCACTTGCTCAACAGAACTTTACTAAACTCGCCTTTAAATACACCTAACTCTAAACCTAATTTAGCATTAGAAGAATTAAGTAAAAAAGGTATTACTTCTTCTCTGGTTTTCATTTGTTTTGTAAATTTAATTGTTTAAAATAAGGAATCCAATATTTTTCTAATATATTTTCCCAGCCTCTTTCAGGAAACATTTGATTATGCATTTCATCTACATATTGTATAATGTTATCTTCTGATTCATTAAGTTTATTAATAATAGAAACTGCCTCATCTATAGTACTAAATGTTTTAGTCTTATCATAGTATCTTACAATACCAACCTTAGTTGAAATAAAAGGAATTTTGCATGCTACTGCTTCAGCAAAATAAGTAGGCAATCCTTCTGCTCTTGAAGGACAAATTATAGCATCGATATCTTCATACATTTTCCAACCATGAGGCCTGCCTGAAATTATAACCGGTTCTATATTAGCAGCTTTACATATTTGGTGAAATAGATCAGGCCTTTTTACAAATTTCCAATCTTCTTTATTGACATCACCTACAAAACCAACCTTTTTAATTTTTTTAACTTTCTTAAAAGGTTTAAATTTTTCCATACTAACACCGATAGGCAAAAGTTGACTTTCTACACCTCTTTGTTTTATTTGATTAACAATATATGGATTAATGCTACAAACGGGCGTTGTAAACCACCCTTCATACCAACCATGATTGAAATGATCTGCTGGTACATCAACTTCATGATGATATACTGGAATGAATTTATTTTTAAGTTGTAATTGTTCTTCTTTAGGAAGGTCAGTAAAGAGCCAACCTTTATCTAAAATACTTGATAAATAAGGATCAATAATTATAAGGTCCCAATTCTTCCATTCTTTTTGATTAAATAACTTAAAGTACATATCTCGATCTGCCCAATCCATTAATTCAAAATTAATTTCTGGATAATCTTTATCTATAATTTTTTTAATATCTCTATTAATGATACCCATGGCACCAGGTGTGCAATCCCCAAAATATAGTACTTTTATCATTTCTTAAATTCTTTTATGTATTCTTTTGTATATAATGATTCATCCCACATTGCATACCAGCCTTTTCCTGAAGAAACATCAGTAACTTTTCTAAAGAAGTCTTCATACATTGGTGCTATTGCTTCTAATGAAAATTTCTCGCCATGTTTTCTACAATCTTCAGATTTTATTTTGCCTTCATTAATATTGTTAACAGCTCTTACATAATCCTCAAAGGTTCTACATCTATAACCAGTTACACCTTCAATATTATTTTCTGCAAATGCACCCCAATCAGAAGTAATAGTAGGAGTACCTGCTAATAAGTTTTCAATTTGCACCCCTCCAAAAGGTTCTAAATATTGAGAAGCTAAGAATGAACCTTTTGCATTTTTCATTAATTCTTTTCTTTCTTCTACGCCAGCATACCCTACAAATTCTATATGATCTGGCCAATTATAATTTTCATATGAAGGATCAAGCTGCCCAGCAACCTTTAACTTAACACCAGCAGCCTTGCATACCTGTTCAGCAATATGAATGCCTTTTCCAGTATAAACTCTACCTAAAAATAAAAAATAATCATCTTTTTTATCATTGTATTCAAATTGATCTAAATCAAAATAATTAGGTATAACTATATCATAATTTCCTTGTGCACATGTACCAACATTTTTTAATCCACAATATGCATGATATATTGCATAAGATTCAAATATTTTGTAAGGAGCCCAATGACCACCTGCATAACCTATACCAGGTTCTATAATATTAAGATCATTATGAGCATCACAAATAGGCTTAACACCAGCACCCCAGAATGGCAAAATAATATCACCCGGTTGTTTTCTTTTTTCTATTTCAGCTATAGAGTTTTTATAAAATGTTTTATATGCATTATCACCTAAGTCATATTTAAACCATTTAGTTTTATAATCATGAGTTCCATATACTTCAGTCCAAACCTTATTTGTAATAACAGTAACGTCTTCATCGGCCATAGTATCAGAATCCTCATGCCCGTAATGAAAAATAGTATGCCCTCTATCTTTCATCATTTTACAAAACTTTAAAGCTTTTTGTGTATATGCACATGCTAAAAACTCATCATTTGTTACTGTATGTGGTAATCCTAATACATGAATTCTAAAATTTTTCATATTTTTCATATTTTTATTTTTATTAAAATAAACTTGTTGTATAAATTAAGTTTCTATTAAATGCTTTAAATCCCATCGCAGTTACTACGCGATTAATTGGATCTAGTATTGTTTTTTCAAATTGTCTATCATGATCAATCTCTGGTGCAAATTCATAAGGATAATCACCTGGGGCAAATGCGAATACATCACATGCTTTATCTTTAGAGAAATACATTTTACATTTTTCACCATTACCTAATGGTTGATACTTGCCTTTAGAAGAAGAATTATTTAATAAATAATTATGATAACCTGCAGACCTTACTCCAATTGGACACCTTGATGCAAACTCAAAAGCTTCATAATCATTTGTAATATATTTTTGATAATTATTTACTTTCCTAGAAAAGCTAATTTGATCTACATTAGCTAATTTAAACTGTCTTTTAATATCTTTAAGTAGAGCAGCAAACTGTTTCATATCTAATTTATCAACAGAGAATATGTAAGTTAATAAATCTTTTAATTTTTCTCTAGCAAATAATGGTGTTGACGATTGAATAATCTCAAAACCTTTAGAACTAATTTTAGATAAGTCATCATAATGAATATCTGGATCCTTCCATACGATATTTTGCATGTACTTTTTCTTTGCTAACCATATTGCATTTTTTGCGATACTTTCTAATTCAAAAGATAAAAAGTTTTCTGCATTATTATCATCAGCATATTTTTGAAGGATCTTTTCTAAATAACCATTTACTCTAACTTTATATAATTTTAAAATAAATTCCTTTTCATCACCTACCCAACCTTCTGATTTTTCTATTACTTCATCAAACTTTACATAGACTGAATCTGTATCAATATAAATACCTACAGGATTTTCTATTCTACCGGTTACAGTAATTCCCATTTCTTTATGAGCAGCAATATCTTTATGCCAATATTTACTGAAATACATATTAAGTAATTCTTCAGTATACAAAATAGCATCTTTACCTTGCAAAGTTATAGTCTCTGCTATATCTACATTAAAGAAATAGAAATAAGGATTACCAAATGCACCATAAATAGAGTTAAGCATTAACTTAACAGCTTGTTCATAATTATAAAACTTACTTGCTTCTTTGTTAATTTGTTGTAATTCTGTAAGTTCCGTCATATTATGTTAATTCGCTAACTGTTGTTCCATAATCTTGGTTTATTAAGAGCTTATCATTACCTTCAAAATATATCATTGTTTTTGTAGAATCATATAAACCTGTAATAGGATTATAGTATTCTGTAATGTATTGAATATAATCCTCTTGATACCTTGAATCAAATTCTACAAATTCAATAGCCTCTTGGCCATTCTTAGTTGTAGAAATAGGATTTAAGCCTGTTTTATTTCTATATGCCATAGTTTATTATTTATTTTTATATGCTAAAATCTATAAAAAGTTTAAGAATAAAGGCATCCCTTATAGAGATGCCTTTTTAGGTTAAGGATATATTAATTAGTCCTCGTCAGTAATCGCAACCGCGACAGTTAAGTGAGTGTTGGTATCTAAAGATTTAAATACAACTTTATTACTACAAACAATCACTTTATAATTTTCTTTATCTAAAAGATTAATATACTTTTTGTAAATTACAACTTTTTGTCCTTCTGCACCATCACCTTCATATGTATGAGCTAATGTTGCATCATAAGAAAGGCCTTGAACAGCAACACCTTTATCATTAACTGCTAATGTAAACGTATCTTCTTCTCTTTCTAGATTAAATAATGATTTCATTTTGTCTACATGAGTAGTTAAAAGATCAAATTGAAATATACTTCCGTCTGTTCCAAATGCGCGATCAGTTTCTTCTTTACTCATTTCCATAAAAGATAATGATGGATCTGCGCATGCTAAGTTAATCTGAAGATCATCATTAGCTAAAGTAAAATCACTTGCCATTAATTCACCATCTATTTCAGAATACTTAATCTTACCTTGAACATCACCATTAAAATGAGATAGCGCATCTATAACTTTACTCCCGTTATAAAAACTAACTTTTACTGGATCAGTTATATCTGTATCAAAAATATCTGATGTAGGTGTTGATACTAGTTTCACTGCATCCCTCTCAGGGAAGTACACAGATGAAACGGTTCCTTCTTTACCAATTTTCATAAAAATAAATTTATCTATTGGTAAAAGTTTTTTGACGAATGTACTTAATTCGTAACCGTCAATCTTTTTAATTGTTGCTTCCATTGAATTTATTATTTGTTTATTGTTATATGCATTAATTTAATATAGTTTTAAAAAGTACTATTAACTTTATACTTCTTTTTAGGTGTTGCTCCTAACTCTTCAGTTACTAAGATTTTTTGGTTCGTATTATCCTGTTTCATAAAGGTATAATTAGTCATCTTAGCATTACCTTCACAGAATTTCTTTACCTCAACAGCCATATCCATTGCAGTTGTTGCTGGTACATTTTGAGCAATATGATTAACTTGCCTTGCATCTTTAATACCAAAATCTAGCGGTAGTCCCATTAGGTGTAACATTTCTCTGATATTTAAGTATCGATTTTCTGTTGGGTGTACACCATTAAACATATTTCTACCAATAAGAGCTGAGAAGCTTTCATTAAAGAAGTGTGGTGATGCATCCCAATAACCTAAACCTTGGCTTGTTTTATATTTTTGGTGCTCTAACATATCACCAAATGATTTTGTAGATTTTTTATTAGAAAATCCTTGTTTATGATAATTTTTATCTAACCATTGTATACATTCATCAAGTAATTCATTCTTTTCTAAATACTGAGCAATTGTACCTTTACCAAACTTCTTAGCAAATTCAGCATGAGTTAAACCTTCTTTCTCTAATACGAATTCATAAGGTTTATAATGATCTGTTACTTTACCTGCTACCATAAACATATCTTGTAATGTTGCATCTTCTGGTATTTCTTTAAGATAATCAATAAGATGTTTCTTTTCTCTAAACTTCCATTCTAACATAGGAACAGTTGGTGTATTCCAAAAGAAATAAAATGTTCTTATTCTTCTTTGTGGAATTCCATGCAATTCGGTATTAGTTTTAATTAAAGAAAAGCTATATCCGTATTTTTCTCCAATAGCCTTTAGTCTATTTACAACACCTTCTCCCATTTTAGTAAATAACCCTGGCGCGTTTTCACCCCATAATACTTTAGGTTTAACATGCTCCAAAACATATTCTGATGAATTATACATCCATTGGTTTTGGACTGCATCAGATCCCCTAGATGATGCGCTACCACTAGCAGAATTTAATTGTGATAAACCTGCGCATGGGCAAACAGAATTTACAAAATCAACCTGCTCAAATGTTTGGTTAGGAATTTCTAATTCTTCATGATCTAATCTATACATAGGAACGTCAGGCCAGTAATCTTCTATATGGCTTTCGTTTGCAGCAAATGCTTCATAGCTTAAATGAAATGCTGGTAAATTACCTGTTGCTTTATTACAACCTATTGCACTACCACCAATCAGTGGAATTATAGTACCCCATTTTAATTCTTTTTCTTTACTCATATCTTATTTTTT